ACCTGGGGGGCTTGCTCGGCTTTCCCCGAGCTATCACCTCGTCGAAGGGATACACTTCACCGGCATACTTCTCATACCAACTAGCACCGATGCCCGGATTCCTCGACATCGAAGCAAACTCAGGCTCGCGGCCCTGGTAGTACCAGTCACTGTCGTGACCACGAACCTTCTTCATCACATACCGCGCAACATACGCGGCACTTTCAAACGTCAATTCACCTATCTCACTACGGCCTGCAGGCCACAACTTCTCCAACTGCTCAGACCGCCAGGCCGACTCCCGACTCTGTAGACGGTCGGGAAAATCATATCCAAACAGCAACAAGTGATAATGCGGCCTACCGCCGATATCACCATACTCGCCACACTGAAAATACCGAACACGTTCGGGCGCAATTGCCTTCCGCAATCGCTTCATAAACAATGGCACCGCCGTCCGGTCTAGAGACCCTAACTCCGGCAGATGCGCATCATCATACGTCAACGTCACGAAACAATTAGAGGCGTGCATCGACGCCTCATGCATACACCGAACGGCCCACTGCCGCGACCGTTCGAGCAAACACCCTGGGCAACCGCCGCACGGCAGCCGTACCGGCAAATCCGCGAACCCTTCGGATCGCTTGAGAGTAACCGCGCGCCGACCACGTGCATTCTCCCGACGGGACCGATAACCGACGATCGGATGGAAACACGCCATGCATTACAACCGGATTCCACCACGCATCGGATTCCCTCGCGCGTTCTTCGGATGCACACGCTTTGCTCCAGACCTGAAATTCTTACGATTACCACGCTTCGACATTTTACGTCTACGCATACCACACACTCCGAGTTAAGAGATAACAACAACAACAACAACACAACTGCATAAAAACACGCATACTACTATCAGCAATAAGCAACCGCACGCGCGCATTACTTGACGCACACGCGATAACCAATTAAGATAACTACGCACGGCAACAACGCCGTTAGACAAAAGCCAGGAGGAATAACCATGGCAACCAACCTCGGAGAAATCTTGACCGGCCTACAAGCCAAGCTAAAACGGCAAGAGGCCGCAGTCAAGCTCACAGAGGGCCACATAGAGGCCCTACAAAAGGTGCTGGCGGCCGAAGGGCCAGCCAGCCCTAAGAAGTAATCGAAAAAAAAAGAGGGCCCCGAGAGGGGCCCTCAAGACTGTACACCATACTGGTGTCAGTCAGCACACTTATAACGAGAGAGACAGTGTGCTAACCTTCCGGAGCCCCTTCGGGCTCCACTGCCGCGCCCTTCGGGCTTGCCGAGTCCCCGGGGACTGGCGCAGCAGAGCTGCTTGCCCCAGGGGACTTCTCAACCAAACCGAGCTCAACGAGCTCGTCAAAATTCTGCTCATCCTGGCAGAACTCCAAAAACGCCGCGGGATCATTCTGAAACCGCGCACGTACTTCACTAGGCAACGACAAAAAACTTTCCTCGGCGCGATGGACCCTGTCCAACGCCTCGCGCAGATCATACCTATCCGACACATCCAAAAACTCGCCAACATCAACGACCTGCCGCAACGCGCCAGTCGACTTATACCGCTCAACAATCGTGTTCACGTCACACTCTTCAGCAAAGCTTTGCTTCGTACGCGACACTTCACTGCACGGAGTAATCACCCGCTCACGCTCACGCATCTCACTTCCTCCGACTAGAATTAAACTGCTCAGACAGTCCACCGGTCAACTTCTCCATCAACCGCAAGCCACGGCCCTTCCACTTCTCAATCAAAGCGCGATTCTCCCGGCCTATCAAATCGGCCTTAATCGCTTCCGTCTCAAACCTCGTTTTCAGCGCTTGTTCACTCAACATCAACGCACGGGCCGAAGATTCGCCCTGTTGCACCTGCGACAGAGCAGCTTGCGCCTTCTGATTCGTCCCTTGGTCCTTTGACGTCTCTCGCTGCTGCTCGATGAGACCTAACTCAGACTTCAAACGCCTCGCGTGCAACGCACTCGAAACGCCAGGACCCAAGTAATCCTCAATACGGGGCATAGCCCCACCAGGGGAGCTAGCGCCCCCCTGCATATATGCGAGCATCGGGTTAATACCGGCTCGCTTCATATCACGCACCGAACGCTGATACGCCGTATTACTCATACGCTCCTGAAAACGCATCTGTTCACGCGCGGCCTTGATGTTTCCTTGGTTCGCCATCCACTGTCCAGCGACGGACGCACCACCAGCCACAATGGCACCAACAGGCACGGCCATTAGAAGTGGTCCACCATACCCGGTGTACCAAATACCGGCATAGGACGCGCACACTTAAGCTGCGTCCACGAATCAAAGAGAAAATGCGGCTCACCTGGAACCGCGATAACCCGATCCACAGGCGGGTTCTCAACAATGAAATCTGCATTCAAAGCCGGAAGCCCGGCGCCATAATCTTGCGCCAAATGCCAAATATCCAGACTCGTACCAGTACTCGGATTACTCCGGAACAGACCCGTCACCAACGAGTTCTTATACCTGTATTCGGCATACCGCTCCTGGTAACCGAACACCGACGGGAACCCGGCATTATTCGCGATCTCGGTCGAGTCAATCGTCTGCTCGCCCAAATGCGCAAGCTCAGGCCAGTAAAAATCGTATCGCGTACTACGCTGCCACATACGCTCAATACCGAACTGATACGTATAATCCGCACGTACACACATCAACCCAATCAGCGTACAATGCTCAGTAAAGGACTTATGGAAGCCATGCCCGGCAAAACTGCCGGTACCCATCGCCGCCAAATTCGCCTGCGGTGTACCGCCAGCGATCTGCGGCGACGTCTGAGCAATCGGATTCACCACAATGGGCGCGTAACCGCCGCCCAGGTACTCAGGACGCTGCAGCCGCGCGTCAGGACTCGTCACGCCAAAGTGCGCGCGAATCAGCTCCGTATACCGAGTACCACCGCGAGCGTCCCGCTCAAGCAACTTCTGCACCTGGAACGCCTCGCGCATCTGATTGACCAACACCTGCAAACCAGTCGCGCCGGATACTTCATCCTCCGGTGTAAAAAACATCGTCGGCGTACCACTCATCGCGCTCCCATCCACATGCAGAGCCAGCGGAGCCGCACCTGTCACTCGACGATTCTGCCCAATCCCCTGATCCTGCAACCAGATCGCGCTTTCCGTCGACACCACCGGCGCTCCGACACTCGTCGTAGCGTTCAGCGCCTTCTGCGGCCACGGCAACGCCGTCGTGAAGTAATCCGCACGCTTACCACGCCGCAACACCACATAATCGGTGTACGTATCCGGACCATCATCGACATTCACCGTCACACTATCCTGCAAATTCTGATCACGAAACCACTCGTTATAGATCAGATTATACGCCCGCAACGGCAACGCACTCACACTATATGACGTCCCACCAGGTGGGATGCCCATATAGTCATAGATATCGCCAACGTTGCCCATATCACCAATACCGCCTTGCACCTGCGGCAACATGTAATCAATCGAATCAGCAGGGTTCAACTGCTCACCCATGAACTTCTGCCAATTCTCCCAAAGCAACCTATTCGGTACCGCAAAGAAAAACGTCTCCAAATGCAAGTTATCCATGATCGGCTTTAGCGGTGTCGCCAACCGAGCAAAACCTTGCATCTTCATGGTGAACGTATCACCGGGCAACGCCTCGTCCACGTAAATCGGTATCAAGAAACCAGCGTCGAACGTCGTCTTGTACGCAAACGACCTATCAAAAACCGACCGCTGAATAGCAGCCGTCGCCTGACGAGCAAACAACTCAGAACCACGACGAGCAATCTTTCCACTAGGTCCGAACATCGCTTATACTCCAATCAGGGGTTCACTGTCCAACATCAACTCACGACCACGACCATTGCAAATATGGAACCGCTTCGCCTCGATCTCACCAGACATCACATCAAACTCGCCAACACACCATAACGCGTAATCTTCCGGATGCTTACCCAGATCAATATCCTTGTTGCCACACGCATCCAAAAAAACTCGCTCAGCCTCGCCTACGGTATTCACCGAAAACACTGGCTTGTGACCTTCCGCTTTCGCGTCATAGATCGCAAATAAAAACACTAGAAATCTCGCTTTCCGCTCAATTCCAAACGAGCCAATAGGTTCAACTCACGCACCGTCAACCGCTCTTCCGTCTCATCAGCCGGCCTCCGTTTCAACCTGCGGCGCAACGCTACCGCATCGAAAAGCTCGGGGTCCGATGCCTCCAGGAGCTTATCATAGTACCTGGGGGGCTTGCTCGGCTTTCCCCGAGCTATCACCTCGTCGAAGGGATACACTTCACCGGCATACTTCTCATACCAACTAGCACCGAT